AAGTACGCAGGCAGGCTCGCTCGCAAGCACACGGGCAGCGGCTGGTGCGATATCGAAACGAACTTCCCGCCGTCGATCGTTCTCGCCGCCTGCGACAAGCTGGAGCGGGAATCGTTCGGCGAGGGCTCGGAAGGTGTGCGAGCAGAGACCAGGCGCAACGCTCGCACGCTCGCCGCTCTGCTCGAGTTCACGGATATGCGAGTCGTCGATGTCGGGAAACTCCTGCACATCAACCGTGACAAGGCGTGGAATCTGCGCCGAAAGTGGATCGACCTCGAGGAGTCGCAACGCCAACGGTGGCTGAAGGTAGTCTTCGCACGGCTGAAATGACAACGCCGAGGGTCGGGTGCGGATCTGAATACGGGCTAGTTCGCACTCGACCCAAAGCATCACAAGAAAGAACCAATGCACGGACCTGCAAATAAATTGAATGTCGCACGATGCGTACACGGATGGGGTACACTTTGGGCGTGCCAAATGTCTCCACTTATTTCTATGTCTTTCGACTCCGCTTGCAATGTCTCGGCATTTGGCACACATTTTCCAGACTTGCAGGCGGGGTCGATTGACATTGAAAGGTTGGACTTTTGAAAGACGAAGCAAAGAATTGGTATCTCCGATTTGACTGCGCTGATTGGTTTCTCTCGACAATCACGATGAGCCCTGCAGAGCGTGGCATCCACATCAACCTGCTTGCGTGGTCGTTCATCAATGGCGCAGTTCCAGACAACGAGGAAGCCGTGGCAATTACTGGCGGCGACATGGCGACGATCCGCAAGGTTCTCTTGTCACGGTGGAAACTGACTGACGACGGCTGGCGATGCACACGGCTTGAGATCGAGCGTGACCGCTGCGAAGGGCGATCGGTCAAGGCGAGTGTGGCGGCTGAATTACGGTGGGCAAACAAACCAGACGCATATGCGAACGCAATGCCAACGCATATGCCAACGCAATGCGATGGCAATGCTATTCAGAGTAATAGTCAGAGTAAGAGTAATAGTCAGAGTCAGAACAATACAACTGATAGCCTCGAGCCACGCTCGAAGCGTGCTCGCAGGCAGGTGGTCGGGATCACTTGGGACTCTGTCAGTGGGTGGCAGAATGTCACCGACTCACACAAGATCGCCTGGAGAGTCGCATATCCCAACTGCTCCGTGGACACATCCTTGGCAAGGATGCATGTATGGCTGATCGCCAACCCGAGCAAAGCACACAAGACGAACTGGTTGCGGTTCATCGCAAACTGGTTCGCACGCACACGAGAGGACGGTGGTAATCTGCCACCAGTTCAGCGACCGACCGAGTCCAATTTCTAAAGAAAGGGAAACATGGAAGAACGAACATGGCAACACAACGAAATACGAATACGGCAGATGTGGCCCAATGCGCAGTGGGGCGATGAGGGCAACGAACTGCGAGCGATCTTCAAGAAGCATCTGTCAGGTTTGATGCAGAACCACTTGTACCAGGCGATCGACGAAGTCAAGGTGAACTTCTCATCGCATCAGCCTGAGTTGAAGTGGTTCATATCTGCATACGACCGCATCGTGGACAGCAACCGCAAATTTGAAAGCGGAGCAACTCGTTCAGCCGACAAGTGGTGGGTGGACTTTGAACGACCAAGCAAACACACGGGACTGCCATACAAGTTCTCGACCGATGCGCCGGACTTCAAGAGCGCAACCGCTCTCGCCGCAAGCACTGGCGGTCGAGTGCGCAATCACTCGCAGGTCATTGAGCAAGATTCGCTCGTGCACTTCCTCAAGGCACAACCTCGAGCAGACATCGCCGAGGCAGTCGGCGCACTTCGTGCTCGTGGCATCATGAGCAAAGATCAACTCCCATCGGACATCAGTCAGTGGCGACAAGCCACGATCGGTTTCGTCACACATCAACTCCAAACCCGCAAACAGAAAGAACTCACATGATCACAGAAATGCAAAAACAACTCAACTCCATCACCGTCGGCAGCATCCTCGCAGCGGACCAGCTGCGGGAACTTCACGGCGCAGCGAAGGCTGCGCAGGCTCGACTGCGTGAACTCATTCAATTCATCGAACTCTCCTGCATCGAACACATCGAGACCACAGGACACGACATCGAGCTGGTCGACGGAAAGCGGTGGTATGTCGGCACGGAGAAGAAGATCAAAGCCATCGACGACACGATGATCCTGCAGGCAGTCCTCGAGTCCAGCGGAGGCGATGTGATGAAACTCACCACAGGCGAGTTCGGCGTTCTCTGCGCCAATCCGTGGAAGAACGGCGCAGTCAAGCAACTCATCGGACAGGCAAAGTTCGACGAGTTGTTTCTGACATCGACCGTGCAGTCGCTTGAAACTGGCAAGGCTGCAAAGGTGCTAAAGGTCGCTGATCCTGCGTTCTTGAAAGGTGGCACACAATGAACTCCGATGAAACAAAAGAGTTTATTGCTATGTGGCACGATGATCTTGATCGACTCGATTCGCTTAGTCTTACTGCGTGGTTGAGAGCCTATACAAACATAGATCGTCTTGAAGACGGATCTGATGCAATGCGATTGCAGGCAAGAGTCGATGCAAAATTACAAACTGCAGCAGATACGATCGACCAACTGACCAAGGAACGGGACGAAGCACGGCGTGAGCGTGACGAAACACGGCGTGAGTTTTGCGAAGTGTGTGCGCCCGAGTGGGGATTGCCGAGTCCGAAATGGTTAGCTGAACACAAAGGTTGGGACTGCTTCAAGGAGACACCATGAGCGAATTAAATTTGCGCGATTGGTGCAGCATCTGCGTAATTATTTGCGGTCTGGTCAGCATTGCATATTCCTTACGCACGATGCGTAAATTGAAAGATATAGAGGAGAACCTATGAACGCCGATGAACTCGCACAGTCGATCAGGTCCAAGCACGACAAACTCGAGACCGACTGCAAGCAAACCGTGCTCGCAGTCGAACTCGTTGCGCTGCAGATGAAACTCGCTGCGCTCACCGCACGAGTGGCACAACTCGAACGGGACGATCTCGAACGCACACAAACGCAGGATGCGAAACATGAGCGATTCAAACCGAGATAAGACACTCACACCATACGACCAGGTGGCACGGATGTACTCTCTGCGCAACCCGCACGATCCGATATCACCCGAGCGGGCGCAGGCAATAGGCGTTGGTGCAATTATGAAACTCAAGGCGAAAATGAAAAGCGAGGCGGAATGCAGGAGAATGACAAAACTTCGTCGGGCATCGACCTGATGACCTGGCTCAACTTCGAGGCTGCGATCACTCGCAACCCACGAGTGGCGCAGTCGCTGCGTGACAGCGCAGCAGAGATCGGACACCTGCGCACGCAACTCAAGGCCGCAGGCGTGCACAACTACAACGAGTTGACAAGTGCGCTCCGTGACATGACACGGACCGCGGAGGTCGTGCTGACAACGCCACACCTGCAGATCGAGCAGCGAGAGAACGCACGAGCGGACATGGCGGAGTCGGTCCGATACTGCAAACAGTTGATGCAGTCATAGGATCATTCATGCGCATAAAGATCGCCAATCGGACATGGTCGCTCGACTTCGTCAAGGCATCCGAGATGCAGTCCAGGGAGAATTGGGGCGAGTGCGATCTGCCGACCGCACGCAAGCCCATGATGACGGTGAGACGATCGCTCGCACCCAAGGCAATGCTCAATGTCACGATCCATGAAATGCTCCACGCTTGCCGTCCAGAGTTGAGCGAGGAAGCGGTGAAGGACACGGCGGACATCATCGCAACTGCGCTGTACAAGCTTGGCGCACGGATCACGCCTCCGACCGTGTAAAGTGGCTGCGCATACGATGAACTGATGGGGTCAGGGGTATGATCCACCACGACAACCTCCGCCGCTCGTTCGCCTCACGGCGTAGTCTGAACAACTTGAGCAGTGGAGGTTGTTTTATGTGTGCTATGCTGACCCCATGCGCAATGTCTCACCTTTTATGTCCTTCGACCCGTCGGCAAAGTCTTGGCATTGCGCAACATTTCTTGGACTTGCAGGCGGGTCGATCGACATCGAAAGAGTGCACTCGTGAAAAAAATTACAGTTGATCCGGAATTCAAGTCGAACATCCCGCCGCTATCTGATGAGGAGTTTGCGCAGTTAGAAAAAAACATCCTTGCCGACGGCTGCCGTGATCCGCTTGTGCTGTGGGGACAGTTGCTCGTTGACGGACACAACCGCTATGTCATCTGCACGAAGCACGGGCTGCCGTTCGACACAGTGCAGAAAGAGTTTGCAAGTCGAGACGAAGCACTCGACTGGACAGATGCAAACCAACTCGGTCGCCGCAACCTGACACCTGACCAGCGCAGCATTCTTCGTGGACGGCGATACAACAGGACGAAGAAAACAAAAGCAGAAGCAGGAGCGATTGGCGGAAGTAGTAAAGCAGTGGCAACTTCTTCCACTGCTAAGACTGCCGAGACCCTTGCCAAAGCGCACGGCGTATCCGAGCGCACGATCAGGAGCGACGGCAAGCGAGCCGATGCCATAGACAAACTTAAACTGACCGCACCGAAGCAAGCGCAAGCCGTGATCGATGGTAAGAAGCGGTTCAACGAAGTACGGCGTGCAATAAAACTTGAGGAAGTTAAGGAAGCAGCAGCCCTGCCCGATGCAAAGTATCGAGTCATCTACGCAGATCCGCCGTGGAAATATGGCGACCAGTTGACCGAGGACTACGGACCAGTCAAGTTTCATTATCCTGCGATGACCATCAAGGAACTTTGCGCTTTGCCCGTGCGTCAACTTTGCGAGACCGATGCAGTGCTGTTCATGTGGGTGACCTCGCCGCTGCTCTATGAGGCCGCACCGATCATCGAGTCGTGGGGCTTCACCTACAAGACCTCGTTCGTGTGGGACAAGATCAAGCACAACATGGGTCACTACAACAGCGTGAGGCATGAGTTCCTTTTGATCTGCACTTGTGGCAGTTGCACGCCTGATGAGAAGAAACTATTCGACTCCGTGCAGAGCATCGAGCGAACCAAGCACAGCGCAAAGCCCGAGGAGTTCCGCACGATCATCGACACGCTTTATCCGCACGGAAAGCGCATCGAGTTGTTCGCACGCAAGGCAAGTGCAAATTGGGATGTGTGGGGAAATCAGTCATGATGGAAAGCCAAGACGAATCAAGAGAAAAATACAGAAACGGTTACTACCAAGTCATGCTGGATCGAGGGCTGGAGTTTCAAGATGTGGTGACAGAAGCCTTGTATCACCGAGGTATTGTTGTTGTTGGATACGCATCACAAAAATTTCAAAATAAGCGTGGGGAAAATATGCTCGGCGCAGAAATAAAAAACGATGAGAGATTCAGGCAGACAGGACATTTGTTTATCGAGGTTGCCGAAAAGTCGAACCCTGACAAATCAAACTACACGCCAAGCGGGATCATGCGTGCCGACAATTCGTGGTTGTTTGTGATCGGAGACAAAGAAACCGTGTGGATATTTTCAACGAAATATCTTGTGATGCTGAAGGACAGATATCAAAAGGTGCAGACACCGACAAGCATCGGACACCTGATGCCGATAAGGGCAGCCGACAAATATGCGATACGGAAAATAGAACTGGATGACGAGCCCATTCGCACCAGTCAGTAGTCTTTGCGTGGCTGTCGTATTTCGTGCTACGATTTCGTCATGCCGATGGAAGACAACCCATTAGCGAGGTGGATCATCGAGCGCAAATCGCTCGAGGCTGATCTTGTGCGCCTGCAGATCACGCTCGCACAATGCGCAGGACACATCACACTCGAGCAGATGGATCGACTCGGCGTGACCATCGACAAGGCCGTACAGATCACAGACCGAGCGAGCCTCGAGGCGTTGGCACGACTGGCTCGACATGGCAGCACCTGAGATGCTAAACTTCGTTGCGTTTGGACTTCCATCACCTGGCGGTTCGAAGTCTGCATTTCGCAACCCTCGCACAGGCAAGATCGTCGTCGTCGATGCAGGCGGCAAGAAGACTCGGACATGGCGAACGGTCGTAGCGCATGCAGCTCGTGCAGCAATGTCAGGCGGTGAACTCATGCAGCCACCGCTCGCACTCGTGATCGAGTTCAGGATGCCGAGACCAAAGAACCACTACAAAGCAAGCGGCGAGATCAAACAAGATGCGCCGTGGTTTCCCATCGTGCGACCGGACCTCACGAAACTCCTGCGATCGACTGAAGACGCAATGACTGGCATTGTGTGGCACGACGACTCGCAAATCGTCGAACAAAATATCCACCGTACCTACAGTTCAGTTGAAGACACGGGTGCTCGTATCACCGTGTACTCGATCACCTCGAGGAGTCCAGCGCATCAAACCTCAACCCGCATGCAAGAGTGGCAAGAAGGCAGGCAAAGTTTCGCCTCCATCGATTCGCACGACAAAGCGAAGAAAGCCATGGCAAGCAAAGCGAGTGCATCCGTCGATCGTTGAGATCGACTGCGATATGGAGGGCATCGATGAGCAGTGGGTGCTCCTGCGATCAGATGCCCATCACGACAACCCACACAGCGACCACGAGCGTGAGAAGCAGGACCTCGACGAGGCGATCAAACGCAATGCGATCATCTTGGACATCGGAGACTTTTTTTGTGCGATGGGCGGTCGTGCAGATCCACGCCGGTCACGACACGGACAGACTCGGGACGAGCATCTCGACTCGCCCGACTACTTTGATTCGCTCGTGAAGCACGGCGCAAAGTTCCTTGCGCCTTATGCATCGCACATCGCACTACTCGCACAAGGCAACCACGAGACGGCCGTATCGAAGAACCAGGAGACGGATCTCACCGCACGGCTGGTCGAGCGCATCAACACGATGGCAGGCTCGAAGATCCTCGACGGTCGCTACGGAGGCGATGTCTACTTCAAGTTGCGACGAGGGACAAAGATCACATCGTTCTGGCTGACTTACTTTCACGGTTCGGGTGGTGGAGGCATGATGAGTTTTGACACGCTGCGAGTGCGTCGGCAGTCGTCGTGGAATCCAGTCGCATCGGTTGTCGTGTGCGGTCATGTGCATGAGCGATGGGCGATGGAGATGGTGCGCAAAGTTCCATCGAAGAACAAAAGTATCTACAGCGTGTGGCTCGAGTCGCAGTGGCATGTGCGCTGCGGTTGCTACAAGGACGAGTACGGCGGCGACAACGACAACGAGACTCGACAATCGGGCGCAGGTGGTTGGCATGTCGAGCGTGGCGGTCCACCCAAGCCGATCGGCGCAATGTGGATGAGAATCGTGTTCAGTCGCAGCAAGACAAAGAAGGGCGATTTCTGCAAGCCCAAACTGGACTTCACGCCCACATGAAACCCAAGCCTGACGAAGAGAAGAGAGTTGCGCTTGCCGTGCGTGAGATCGTCGCACGCTTTGTCGAGGAGGCAAATGCTGACTCGGTCGTGGTGATGTGGACGAGCAACAGTAAGATCGGCACGAAAGCCAAGATCACCACCTGGGGAAACCAATTTGCCATCAGGGATATGATCAAGACAGCGTCAGACGACTACATGCTTGAGCGAATCAACTCCATCAAGTTAAAAAGCGACAAAAAACCAAAGCCGAAAGATGAACCGTGACCGATCAAAATCCTCGAAATCAAACCGCTCTCGGCAGCACGATCCAAATGCTGCAGCTTGTCGCACTCATCATCGGAGTCGCCGGGATCTTCCTTGCGATTGGACGCAAGGACCAGGTGCTCGAAACGAATCAACAGCAAGTATCCGATCTGCGGCTGATCTGCTCAGATCTAGCACGAGTGGTTGGCTCGCTGTCTATCTCGGATGCATCGCAGACGGAACAATTGCACTCCATCGATCAGAGACTCAGCCGCCTCGAGAACAGATGAGACCGCACAAGCCGAGGCACTGGATCTGCAAGGCTTGGAATCGTGTGTGCACGAGCGCATCCGTTGCACGGTCGATCAACCCGACGCTGTGGGCGATCATCGATGTGCTCCTCGTTGCATTCTTTGTTTGGACGATCATTCAGGCGTGCAAGCGATGACAACTCGAAGCGAGGAGTTACGGACGGTGGCGCAGGTGCGTGAGTTCCTTCGTGAGTTGCTCGACCCTAAGACCACACCGAAAGTCCCTGCTACGATTCGAGACAAGGCTCGTCGCTTGTTGCGACACTATCCGCTCACATCATCCATCATCACGAAAGAGGCCCACACATGAATCTCAAGAACAAAAACTGGAAGACCACAGGCGCAGGCGTTGCTGCCATCCTCGTCGCATTGTCCGCTGCATTGACTGCGCTGACCGACAATGATCCTGCCACGACGATCGACTTCGCATCGCTGCTCGCTGCAGTCATCGCAGGCGTTGGACTCATCTGCGCTCGAGACGGTGACAAGACAAGCGAAGCCATCGGAGCGAAGTGAGGTGTATGCGTTCCTCCGTGCGCTATTCGATGCGCTGCTCTCGTTCGTTGGATCGAACGCAGGCAAGGGAAAGCAAGGCGTTGACGCTGACAAGAAGCCCGAAGTTCTGGCGAAGGCTGGCTCTCGCATTCGTGAGTATATTCGTTTGCGTGGGGTGCAGTCGAGTAGTCCTGGTGACGGAAGCAAGCCCGATAAGGATCGGACCTGACTGCCGAACGCAGGTGTACACACTCATCGACGGCGAGTGGCGACTCGGTGACAATCGAGTGGTGATTCCTGAAGGTTGGTATGCCGTGCCACCCTCGTATATTGACGATGCAAAATGAACGACATCGAGACCAACACATCAGGACTCCCGATCAAGGACGACTCGCATCTGCGTGCGCATCTCAAGATGATGCAGCGTGCGATCACCGAACAGTGGGATATTCCAATCCATGTCCGCACGCAGCTCGTCAAGAAACTCGTCGAGATCATCCAAGATCCTGATACCGATCAGCGTGCAGTCATTGGCGCAAGCAAGGTGATCCAAGCGATGGCAAAGGACAACCTCGACGGCTACATCGCAGCGGACAAGATCGTTCGACTCGATGAGGGAGCAGCGACCGAGAACTTCAAGTTCGGTCCGATCGAACTTTGACAGTCACGACTCTGACACTTCCCAAGATGTATCCAGCGCAGCGGCGTGTGATCATGGACTCCGCACGCATCGTCGTGATCGAGGCGGCAACCAAGGCAGGCAAGACTGCAGGCTGTCTCATGTGGTTGCTTGCGAAGGCGTGGAACGATCAGAAGACAGGAGGATCGTACTGGTGGGTCGCTCCTGTTTATCAGCAGAGCAAGATGGCGATGGACCGTGTGAAGAAGTGGCTGATCCAAGCAGACCCGCACAAGGCGCACTGGTCATCGCACGATACGGATCTGTGGATCATGCTGCCAAGCGGGTGCAAGATATGGTTTCGCAGTGCCGATGATCCAGACAACCTCTACGGCGAAGATGTTCGAGCCGCAGTCATGGACGAAGCCACCAGGTGCAAAGAGGAATCGTGGCACGCCGTGCGATCAACGCTGACTGCAACTCGTGGACAGGTGCGCATCATCGGCAATGTCAGAGGTCGCAAGAATTGGGTGCATCAGATGGCACAGCGAGCGGACGGTGTCGATCTTGCCTATCACAAGTTGACCGCATGGGATGCAGTCGAGGGCGGCATCCTCGAGCGTGAGGAGATCGAGTCTGCAAAGCGTGACTTGCCCGATCATGTGTTCCGAGAGTTGTATCTTGCAGAGCCCGCAGACGATGGCGGGAATCCTTTTGGCATTCCTGCGATCGGTCGATGCATCGCAACGCTGTCCACCGATCCAGTCGCAGCGTGGGGCGTTGACTTGGCGAAGTCGCACGACTGGACCGTTGCAGTTGGGCTCGATGCCGACTACCGAGTCGCAGAGATCCACCGGTGGCAATCGGATTGGGGACAGACCAAGCGTCGACTCATCGAGATCATCGGCGACAAGCCTGCATTGATCGACTCGACTGGCGTAGGTGATCCGATCGTCGAGGAGTTGCAACGCTCGCTTCCGTGTGTCGAGTCGTTCAAGTTCACATCGCAAAGCAAGCAGCAGATCATGGAAGGGCTCGCCGCTCGAATTCAAAGTGGTGGCATAGGATTCTGTGATGGATGGCTGCGTGATGAGTTGGAGGCGTTTGAATTTGAGTACTCTCGCAGCGGTGTCAAGTACAGTGCACCATCGGGCGTACACGATGACGGCGTGTGCGCACTCGCTCTCGCCGTTCGCTTGTTGGGTACGACCGCACGAAACACGCTCGAAGTAAGGATAATTTGATGGCACTACTAGACTTCTTCCGACGACGACGACCCGACCTGACAACCAAAGCGGTCTACGACGATTCAAAGTTCATTCAATCATCCATCTCGATTCTCGACAATGCTGTAGGGCGTGGCAAGTTGCCACCATTTTCAATGCAGCGGAGCGTGCTCTCATTTGAATCGTGGGTGTACGCAGCAGCGATGCTCAATGCGCAGGCCGCATCGAGTGTCCCTCTGCGTTTATATGTTCGTGCAGATGCGCAAGGACCGCAGAAGTTTTGGCGCACTCGCAAGGTCAGTCGTGCACGCAAGGCGTATCTTTTAGGCGACAGTGAGCGCAAGCCATCGCCAAGCGTAATGAAGTCCGCAGCAACTGCAGGTGATTTCGAGGAGGTCGTTGATGCACATCCGATCCTCGAATTGCTCCGCAAGGCGAATCAATACGAGGACGGATTCTCGCAGTCGGTCATGCGCATGCTCTACATGGAACTATGCGGCAATGCGTATCTGCATGTGATCATGGACAAGGCTCTCGGCGTTCCCTCGGAGATCTACACAGTCCCGGCGCAGAATGTCACGATCCTGCCTGGCAAGACAGAACTGGTCGAGGCGTATCTGTACGGCGTTGATCGAAACTCGATGCAGCGGTTTGAACTCGACGAGATCATTCACTTCAAGCGACCAAACCCACGAAACCTCTACTACGGGCTAGGCAAGGTCGAGGCTGCATACGGAGCGATTCAACAATCGCAAGCGGCGCACATACAGGACTTGGCATTTCTTGAGAACTGCAGTAGACCTGACTATGCAGCCATAGTAAAAGGTGGCGCAAGCGAGGCATCGATGCGGCGGTTCGAGGAGTCGATGCGGTCGCTGCACCAGGGGACACGCAAGAGCGGACGCATGGTGACGATCAGCGGCGACATCCAACTCATGCCGCTGAATTTTCCAAGCAAGGATCTGACTGGTCGAGATGACATCGTTGAGGAGATCAGCGCATGCTTCGGTGTTCCAGTCTCGATGTTGAAAGCGAACGACCCAAACCTCGCAAGTGCGCAAGCTGGATACTCGATGTGGCGTGAGACAACGATCGCACCTATCTGTCGCATGGACGAGGAGACGCTTAACAGTCGACTCCTTCCACTCTTCGGCATTCATGAGGATGCGTATCTTGCGTACGACAATCCAGTCCCCGAGAACCGAGTCGCAGACTCTGCAGAGCGTGCAGTCGCAGTTGCAGGCGGTTGGCGCACACCGAACGAAGCGAGGCTCGAGGAAGGCTACGAGGCACTCGAGACAGCGCACGCAGACATGCTTCATGTGAACGGCTTGCCACTCGGAGGCGTGCCTCCAGTCTCTCCATTCGGCGCACCTGCTCCGCTGCCTGCGTACGCAGCACCTGCACCAGTCAACGAGCCTGCGCAGTTGCCACCGACTGCAGAAGTCGAACAACCCGCAGCCAAGGCGTTGAGCGATGTCGACACGACACCGACTGACGAGATGGCGACACTTGCAAATCGAGGCCTCAAGTACCGTGAGGAGTTCGGTCGTGGCGGGACTGCCGTCGGCGTTGCACGAGCAAGGGACATCGGCAACATGGTTTCGCTGTCACCTGACACGGTCGGACGCATGAACAGTTTTTTCGCTCGTCATCGTGTGGACCTCGACGCAGTCGGCGCACGGTCAGGCGACGAGGGATATCCATCGGCAGGTGCAATTGCTTGGATGCTGTGGGGTGGCGATCCGAACAACCCTGAGGGCGCAGGCGTTGCATGGGCTTCACGCAAGGCTGAAGAACTCGCATCAGCAAGCGATGTCAAATCCAAGGCAGTCGACTGTGTCGGCGACAAGATATCGACGCTGATCGGCGAGGGCTATGCGCAAGATCAAGCCGTGGCGATTGCGATATCAATGTGCGGTGGCAAGTCGTTCGATGATGCGATGCTCGAGTACGAAAGTGGACGGCAGGAAAAGATGGCGAGCGCACGAGTCAAGATCGCAGCGATGGAGGCGAAGGCGTGGGACGCAGTGCAACAGCAACCAAAGATCGATGCGCTGCAGGCAGAACTCGATGCGATGAAGGACCGCACAAAATCACTTGACGAGATCGTGACGATGCTCACCGAAGCACTCGGAGACGAGGCGTGAGCGACAAGGAAAAGATCAAGGCTGCCGTGAGCAAGTTGCGCAAGCGTGATCCTCGAGTGATCGCCATCCGCAACATGATTGCGCTGGCGAAGGCGAAAGGAACACCAGGCGAAAAGGGTCTCAACGGACTTGACGGAATGCGTGGTGCGGACGGCACGAACGGCATGAACGGCATCGACGGTCTGCGTGGTGCTGATGGTGCGCACGGCGCAAAGGGCATCGACGGATCGAAGGGTGATATGGGCGCAGTCGGTCCGCAAGGCGACAAGGGCGAAGCGGGCATGGTGTGGCGTGGCACATATCGAAGCGACATCGAGTACTGGATCGGCGATGTTGTGGGCGTGAGTGGATCGGCGTATGTGTGTGTCGCTGCAACCAACCAAGCACCACCAGTTGGCTTTGGTTGGGAGTTGCTCGTGAGTCGTGGTGCGCAAGGCGTGCGAGGCATCAAGGGCGAGGATGGAACAGGCGGCGGCGGCGCAGCAGCCGCTGGCACATTGACGGGCGCAACGCTTGCAGCAAATGTCATCTCATCAAGTTTAGAAACTGTTGGAGTGCTTGTTGGTTTGACGGTGACAAACACGATCGCAGGCAGCATCTCGGGCAACGCAGCGACTGCAACTCTTGCCACAACCGCAAGCAATGCATTGACTGCAAACACTGCAACGACTGCAACAAGCGCAACGACTGCAGGCACGGTCACAACTGCGGCGCAGCCGTCGATCACATCGGTCGGCACGCTGACAAGCCTCACGACCAGCGGCGTGATCACAGGCACAAACACAACTGCAGCGTCATCGTCGACGACAGGTGCGCTCATCATCGCAGGCGGCGCAGGCATTGCAAAGGACTCGTTTATCAACTCGCAGCGCATCGGTGTCGGACTGTTAGCAGACACGACGAACCTCGCAGTCGGTGTTAACGCTCTTGCTGCAACGATCACAGGCGGAATCAACAACACGGCAATCGGATCAGGTTGCGGCAGTGGCATAACGAGTGGCAGTCAAAATACTTTTCTTGGATATGCAGTCGGAACACTCGTGACGACAGGTGCGGGAAATTGCTCAATCGGATACGCATCGCTCAATCAGAATCAGAGCGGTAGTTTTAATACTGCCATGGGCTACGGTGCGCTTGAAAAAACAACCGCAAGCAACAACACGGCGGTCGGATTGTCAGCACTTGGGAACATCTCGACAGGTACGTTGAATACTGCAGTTGGTCGTGAAGCAGGATGTTTCCAAGCGGACGGAACAACCGCACTCACGACCGCAAACAACTCGGTCTATCTCGGTCGTGACACACGGGGAACGCAATCAGATAGCAACTCCATCGTCATCGGATATCAAGCGATCGGGCTCGGCGCAAACACGACAGTCATCGGCACATCGTCGACAACTGCGACAAAAGTTTTCGGCACGCTACAACTCGATGCGACCGCATTGATTTCCTCGACATCTGCCACCGCACTCGCAATCAAATCCGCAGTGCCTGCAGGAACAGGTGTGACTCCAACTATCCAAGTCATTTGTCCATCGTCTGCAACTGCGTTGTCAGATGTCCTGACTGCTCAAAATGTATTTTCTCCAACTGCATACGACACGATCACTGTGCAGGCTGCAACGACATATATGTTCGATGGGTTTTATATTTTGAAAACTGGCGCAACAAGTCACTTTACATCTATGAGTTTTGCATTGACCACTGCAACAATTACAAATATGACATGGTTTGTTCTAGGCACTGCAAATAATGGGGTAGGCGGGCAAGCCACGTCACAAACTACAACTTTTTACAACTCTGTTTCTGGTGGACAAATTATAGGTGCGAGTACCAATAGTCATACTCTCATCAAATTTGAAGGCATTATGAGAGTCAACGCTGCGGGAAGTGTTGTGCCTCAAATCACATTCAGCGCAGCACCAGGAGGAACGAACACACTTGAAATTGGCTCGTACCTTCGGTTTTACCCCATCGGATCAAATACTATTGACAGCGTTGGGACGGCAATCGGATGAGTCACGCCAAGTCCTGCCCATGCCTCAACTGCAAGTCTGCGAAGCCTCCGCTGTGGTGGATCGACTTCACCGCAGAGAAGCAGATCATCGTCAAGGATGGCATCACGGACACATTCGAGGCGACCGAGGCTCGAGCCGTCCGTGCATTTGCAGATGGCATTCAAGCAGACATCGACAAGGTGATCGAGGAAGTCTCACGCAAACTCTCCGCATCAATTCGTGCAGGTGACACGGTGACACAGCGACAACTTGAAGCAGTGCAGGAAGCACTCAAGGCATCGCAGCGCAAACTTATCGCTGATCTTACGAACACGGCCAAGCCGTACGCACAAACAATCGCAGAGGCTGGACTCTCGCAAGGCGCATCCCTTCTGCCCGATGGATCGTTCGATCTCGGGCTTCTTTCCGGCAAGGCTTCAGAGTTTGTCGTGCAAGCGACAAACCGTGCAGCCATCCGCATGGCGCAATCTGTCAGCGACTCACTCGCAGAGCGTGTGTCGAACATCATTCGTGTCGGGATCGAGGAGACAGCGACAGGCACAGATGTCATCGGACTGCTCGAGGAAGCAGGCTTTGACGAGAATCGTGCGCAGACGATCGCACGAACAGAGTCTGCTCGTGCATACACCGATGGACAGAATGCAGCGTGGGACGCAAGCGGAGTTGTGAAGGGCAAGACCTGGCTCGTGTCTCCGTATGCGTGCGAGTTCTGCGAAG